TTGGTATTGGAGTTAAACGATTACCTTGAAGGTGGTAATGATAATATGCACAAACAACTCCGAGAGGGATATGGGCATATTCCAAAACCACAGGCAAGGAAGATAAAAAATTATCTTAATGAAATTTTAGAAGATGCCTTGAGGTACAACCATGATAGAAGGAGAGGAAGAAGAAAAAAAGAAACTAAATAATCACAATTCCCACATCAATCGTGGGGTTGAGTTGCTACTACGCAACAGGAGGAGGAAACCAGAACCGCCCAAAACTTTTCAGGTAAAGTTCGGTAAGATGGTCTCTCTCTTCCGTAGAGAAATTGTTTTCCATCTTAACTTCTATCTGGATATTAGAAAGAAATAGTCTCTGGAGGACAAAAAGATGTTGGCAGTAACCCTCACTATTGGAACATTAGTTTCCGTTATGATGTTTTTTGTTGGAGGTATGGTAGGATGGCTTGCGAAAGAACATGTCTACAATACTCAACCGGTGTATACTCACCCAGAGATGTTTGACGAAAACGGTAATGTTTTGCCTGATGAAATTTTAGCAGTACGATTTGAAAACGATTATGACGACCACGAAGAAGACGACAACTAAAAGAAACTTTAGTGTGAAGGCAAATAAACTTCCTGCTAATCCATTTCAACATGAGATCCTTGAGTTGGTAGACAAGCAAAGATCAAAAGCAAAGAGAGTTGAAATTCTCAAAGAGTATGGAAACGATGCATTGAAGGCTCTTTTCATTTGGAATTTTGATGACAGCGTAATCTCCTTGCTGCCTGACGGACACGTTCCTTATAAAGAGAATGAAGTTCCCGTTGGCACCGACCACACTAGTCTTCGTAGAGAATACAAACAACTCTTTCACTTTGTAAAAGGTGGTAATGATGGATTGAGTTCCCTCCGTAGAGAGACTATGTTTATTCAGATGTTGGAAGGATTACATCCATCGGAGGCAGAAGTTCTTTGTTTAGTCAAGGACAAGAACCTTGGATCTAAGTATAAGATTACAAAAGAAATGGTAGCAGAAGCATACCCAGACATCACTTGGGGAGGACGGTCTTAATGGCAAACAAACTAGGAGAAGCACCAGTGGTTCATGAGTGGTCAGCAGAAGAAAAAGAATCTATGGTTCAATCTTACAGTTGCCATCTCGTTGCCGAGCGAGCAACTCCTGAGCAAATCAAAGATAAAACTCTACCCACTGACACTCTGCAAGTTCAGTATAGATTCGATGGTGAGGTTTATACCGATTTGTGTAGGGGAAAGAGAGTAGATGTTTTTAATCTTTACTATGATAAGTTTGGGAAGGGTGCACTAATTCTTATCGATTGGGCACATGGAACAGTTAACCCCAAGATGTGGGGATACAAAGCACCAGATAAAAAGAAAAGAAAATGAAAGACGAACATCTTAGAGATCAAATTAACGACTTGATTAGAGATGAAATCCAAGAGGTGATCAATGATTATGTTGACACTAGAGACTCGACACAGGGTAGTGGTCTTGGATTTGTAGATGAAAAAGATGAACTGCAAGTATCAATATCTAATCGAGAGATCAACAAAATCATAAAAGAATATAAGAAAATTAAAAAAAGTGAGAGATCAAATATCTCTCACATCAAAAAATTAGGACTTGTCGATAAGCACGGAAGACCCCTATGAAAGATCTAGTAACCATCTATTCAAACGGCAACCAAGAATGTGATCGTGTTATATCTTTGATTGAAAGAATGGGAAAGAATTATCAAGTGTATCGATTGAATAATCACTTCACTCAAAGAGCATTTGAGCAGGAGTTTGGTAAGGGAACAGAGTACCCTCAGATTGCCATTGGATATAGACACATCGGTAACTTGAAAGAGACCCTGCAACATCTGCAGGCAGAAGGAGAATTCTGTAACGCCTGATACAATACCACTTGACTAAATAACCACATGAGGTCTATAATAGACCTGTCGTTCATCCCACTTCGGTGGGACGCAAGTAAGTCGCGGAACGGAGCGTTCATCCCATGTTTGATTTATTACTTTATGCTGATATAAATTGCACTGATGCTGCTGAAATAATCAGTCGTCTCGATGCTCATGATCACATTAGTAATGAAATCAAGGTAGAACTTGTTGAAACTATTCAAGAAGCAACACCACATTGTCCATGGGACGCAAACGACTGAAGGAACGGGGACTCGGATCACCCTTCGGGGTTAAAGGAGAAAAACCACCCATTCTTTTAGGAGACCTACAATGAACACACTTAATCTCATCAAAAAGCAGATCAACAAAGCATCTGCACTTCACGACGCACAGATCACTCACACCGCATATCGTGGTGTCAAGTGTGAAGTTCGCAAACCAGCAAAAGAGTCTCACGGCACTTTCTGCTATCGCGGTCGTACCTACGTAAAGTGATATGGGAGCACTACAAATTGCCGGGATCGTATCCCTAAGTTCTGTAGCATTCCTTTCACTGATATATGGAGAGATTAAAGTTCTTTCCAAATAATACACAGGGAGGTTAATCACCTCCCTTTTTTATTAACTATTACCAGACTTCATTAAGTTAGCATACGCTGACTAAATAATTACAGAATTAAAGGAAAAAGCCTATGCACTGATTCGTTTCTTCATTATTATTTGTACTGTACGGAGAGTGATTTATGCACAATCTTATTTCTCGCAATCAACTAGCAGAATGGAATCTCTTTGAGAGCACATCCAACCCAAGAGAATCAGATCTGGTAAACGATTATTTTGACTGCTTGATTGAATGCGACGAAGACCAACAAACTTGCAAACGAATATGTAAAAATCTTTTAGTTTAAAAAGGCGGGGGTTTCCACCCCCGTTTTTTTATGGTATAATATGGGGCAAGCGATATTACTGTATGGAAAAAGACAAACTAAAGTTAATCGTCCGAAACCTAGAGTTGCTTGTAGAGGCTTTGAAATCAGAAGTCTACTCCGATGTTAAAGCATATGAGTATGAAAACATCGCACCACATTTAACCGATTACGACGAAGTATTTGATGAAGGAGACGATGACGGATACCCCGATTAAACTTGTTAGCGTCAGTCCAGACGCAGAAAAGCACATGGCATATTGTGCTCGTGTAAGTAACCCAAACAACCAAGACAACGAAAAGTTTGCTGGTCTGCTGAAGTATTGTATCAAGCACCAGCACTGGAGTATCTTTGAGCAAGCATATCTAACTCTGGAGATCAATACTTCTAGGGCAATCGCAGCTCAAATACTGAGGCACCGTTCGTTCACATATCAAGAGTTCTCGCAACGCTATGCTGATTCTAGTGCTCTGATGGAAGGTAAGATTCCTATTCCCGATCTACGGCGGCAGGACACCACCAATCGTCAGAAGTCTATTGACGATCTTGATCCTTTTGTTAAACAGAAATATGAGATTTGGATGGAGCATCACTTTAAACAAACTCTAGAGGTTTACCAGGACATGTTAGATCACGGCGTGGCAAAGGAATGTGCAAGAATGATTTTGCCACTCGCTTGTCCCACCAGAATCTATATGACGGGTTCAGTTCGTTCATGGATTCATTATATTGACCTTCGCACTGGACACGGAACGCAGAAGGAACATATGGAAATTGCTGAGGGTTGTAAGAAAATCTTCATTGAACAATTCCCTGTGGTTGCTGAAGCACTTGAGTGGTAATAAATATTAACATCTAAAGGAGGTCTAACATTGCCAACATATCCTGTTATTAATAAAGAAACTGGAGAGAAGAAAACACTCTCCATGACAATGAAAGCATACTGTGAATGGAAAGAAGAGAATCCTGGTTGGGACAAAGACTGGTCTGCTGGTTGCGCTGGTGTGGGAGAAGTCGGAGACATGCACTTGAAAGGTGAAGCCAACTCAAGTGGATGGAATGAAATCCTAGACAGAGCATCCAGGCAACCTGGTGCAAACGTCCGTAAAAACCGCGATTACAGTTTCTAAATGCCTAGAAGAAAAAAGAACTCTGATCAACCCATTGGAGTTGGTCTAACTGTCAAACAAATGAAGAGAAAGAAACCCATCAACTCAGACTTGATGCGGGACATTGATCCACTAACTGAGAATCAAAAACTTCTCTTTGAAGCATATGAAAACGATAAGAATGTCGTTGCATATGGTGCAGCAGGAACGGGTAAAACTTTCATCACTCTGTGGAACGCACTACAAGATGTACTTGATGAGAACACACCTTATGAAAAAATCTATATCGTAAGGTCTCTTGTTGCTACCAGAGAGATTGGTTTCCTTCCTGGAGACCATGAAGATAAGTCAGCACTTTTCCAAATTCCTTATAAGAATATGGTGAAGTATATGTTTGCCCTCCCCACGGACGCAGACTTTGAAATGCTGTACGGCAATCTAAAGACTCAAGGAACCATCAGTTTCTGGTCTACTTCATTCATTCGTGGCACAACCCTTGATAAATCTATCATCATTGTTGATGAATTTCAGAACTTGAATTTCCATGAACTTGATAGTATAATTACGAGGGTAGGTGAAGACACCAAGATTATGTTCTGTGGTGATGCTACTCAGACTGACTTGACCAAGCAGAATGAGAGAAATGGCATCATGGATTTTATGAGAATACTACGAGTCATGCCATCAGTCGAAATGATTGAGTTCGGCGTTGATGATATTGTACGTTCAGGTCTTTGTAAAGAATATCTACTTGCTAAACTTGATTTGAATTTATGAATTTTACTCATTGTAATTATCTTGGTGACCTTGAACTTAATAAGAAAGAAAAGAATGGCATCCGTCTCTACAATCTTCCGAACGGAGAGTGGGTGCCTTCTATTACGTCGGTAACTTCTTTCTATAACAGACAAATCTTTGCCAAGTGGAGAGCACGAGTTGGCATCGAGGAAGCAAATCGCATCACAAAGAAAGCAACCACACGAGGAACAGACTTCCACGAGGCGGTTGAACTTTATATGCTGAATAAAGAAATTGACTGGGATGAGTTTAGACCTCTAACCAAGTTTAT